GTGCTGAGGATTGAAACCCTCGGTATCCTTATAAAGGAGATTTTATTATGACCATAGGCAGTCGCGTAGTAACAACTACACAACGCTATCTGGCCAGTAATATCTTTCATGACTTGGTGAATCACACCGACACCGAACAAGGTGTTGTTGTAACTACCCAAACTCAAGTTGGAAAAAGCTGGTCTGGTGCAGACGACCCGTTATGGCGTGTTAAAATTGCCAATAAGGCGGACGCTACAAATACATATGTAGCGAACCATTACTTTGTTCACCAAGTACTACCAACCTTTATGGTTGGTAGGACCTCTGGTGACTCGTTTGGTTACCGTTCGTATTCATACGACCGCGCTTTTGTCGGCAGTTTAACTGTCGATCAGGCGGACGTGAATGCATGTACCAACGAAGCACAAATTAGGCTTAATAAGAAACTCTTGAAAGTTGTCCAATCTGTTGATGGGATCGCTTTCTTGGGAGAACTTACTGAGACCTTTCATTTGCTTCGTCATCCGACAGAAATCTTTGTCAAATTGACTGAAGCCCATGCACGCAACCTCATGTATCATAAGCGTCGTTTTATTAACGCTCATAAGAGGTTGTCCGTTTCTCGTCGTTTCAAAACGAATGAGGCACGGCTTCGGGCACGTTCCGAACTGATCACACGTGAAAGACGCCTAGCGTCCGATCTGTGGTTACAGTATAGCTTTGGGATTCGTCCCTTAGTCAACGATATTCAATCGGCAGTTGAAGCAATTACCGAAAAGAATATGACCGGAATAGAGGTTACCACTGGAACGTCCACGATTGATTCGCAGAGCGTTGTTGAAACTCCTTTAACGGAATTTAACTCCAATCTAACGATTAAGACTGTAACGTTACAAGTAACCAATGTCAAGCTAACAGCTCGGACTGATCTAACAGCTTTCTACAATGGACTTAGTGCCACCGAAAGACTGAAGAAACAGTTCACTTTAGACTTGACGGCGATAGCTCCTGCTTTATGGGATCTAACGCCTTTGAGCGTGTTTATCGACATGTTCGTTAACGTCAATGATGTACTCAAGGCTGGGGCAACTATTCTGCCTAAACATAATACGACACGCCGTCTAACGGTTAATCGCATGGTTTATACAGAAACTATCCCTAAGTCTTTTGGTAATGCCGCGTTCTTTACTGCGGCACCCAAGACGGGTAAAACAAGTGTTTCGACCCGGCATTATGAACGGGCAAAGTGGGCTGATGTCATTCCGACATTAACTTTTACTTTGCCGCTTAGCAAACCCCTTCAATTGGGATCACTGCTAGCTTTCGTAAATAGTGCTTTAATTTAACTTAAAGGAGAAGTAAAATGCCAGTAGACATTTCTACCGCCGTCACCGGAACCGTATTGAATGGGTTTACATTGCCCACATATACGTTAACGACTGATCAGGCTCCACTTGTAAATGCAAGACAAAGTTTCGTGTCTGCACTAGGAGGAACACAAACCTCCGTTCGCACACATGGCGCTTCAGACCCTTTTACAGTGACGGTTATTAAACCGAAAAGCTTTTTAGGCTTGCCAAAGCTAGGTTCCTTACAAGGGAGCCTTGGCCCAGTAGGTCGAAATAAAACTACGATTAACATTCGTAAAGGTACCATCCCTTTAACGGGACAAAACCCGCAAATTTCGGAGTTAACAATTGACTCTAAAATTATTGCTGGTTCTGAGCTGAACGACACTGCAAACTTAGCAGCTATGTACAGTCTTGGTAGTGCTCTACTTGCGCGTGAAGCTGCGAACTTGTTCGCGGCTATCAAGGCGGGGTCGACATAATGAAGTTCCCATGGAAGAAATCTCTCGTGGGTGCTCTAGTTACAGTAGCAGGATTTATATTATACTCGAAATTCGGAGTAAATATTGCCGATTACGCACCAATGGTAACATTGGGTAACTAACCTTTCAGCCCCGTTAAACTAGGGGCTGGTTTTATTGCTTAAAAAGATAGGAGTCCATATGTCATTTTCGAATGAAGACTTAATGAATCACCTTGTAAAGGATATCGGCCATACGAAGTTGTACGGCGATAATTCTTCTGCGAAGCACGTTGCATGTTACTTATTGCAGCGTAATCTTACAAAGAAGTTTTCAGATAACACGACCACTGAAGCAGCTCACAAGGCTGCCGTTGATAAATTCAAACTTGTCAACGAGGCTCAGAAGTGCTGGTTATTTGATCCGGATAGACTGTCGTCCGATGTTCAGGACATTTTGCAGTTAGCTAGACGTTTATTCGTTCAGCAAACTACTGACAGCGAGGGCTTTTCCAAGTTATCGCTTAACAAAGCGTTTAATCTTGGCGATGTTGGCCCGGGTGCGAGTGTCGGTGCTAAAAGCAACGATATTTTGAGTAAACTCTTTATGAGCAAACTCACAGCTACCCATCCTACACTTCTCATGTTATATCGAGAAGCGATCTTTAACAACACCCGTTGGAAATCCGCTGAACTTATGCGAGAAATCGAATGTGGCAAGTTAAAGGTAGTACAAGGAAGCAACTTATTTACAGTACCCAAAGATACTGAAATTGCACGTGTAGCATTTACTGAACCTACATTGAACATGTGGGGTCAGCTTGGCTATGGCGACCTTATTAATAAGCTTTTGGTTCGATATCATTCAATTGATATACGTAATCAACCGCCAATTAATAGCTGGTTTGCGCGGGCCGGATCTCTAAACCAGAGATTTGGCACTATCGACTTGCAGTCTGCAAGCGATACCATTGGGCTACACTTTTGTGAGTGGCTTTTGCCACCGAAGATGTACAATGATCTGTGTTTCTTACGATCAAAGTACGCGCGGGTTCCCGGAGAACGAAAACTCCTCGAACTTCACATGATATCAACAATGGGAAATGGTTTCACTTTCCCTCTACAAACGTTGATATTTGCAAACCTCGTGCTTGCTACGTACATCCATACACGAACACCTGTGTACGATGTGTTTAACAAGCGCCGCTACGGAGTATTTGGTGATGATATCATATGCGATTCTTCTGTATATGATCTAGTCATCCAAGTCCTGGAGGCGTCGGGCTTTAAGCCCAACTTGAACAAGTCGTTCAATGTTGGCAGGTTCCGGGAGTCATGTGGTACCGACTATTTTGCCGGTATTAACGTCAGAGCTGTGTACCTTAAAAAGTGCACAGTAGACGCACATGTTTACAGTCTCATTAACCGATTACTGATGTGGAGTGGCAGACATCATGTCTCTCTACTTCACACGACCAATTACTTAAGGTCGCTAGTTCAGTATAGACCCATACCCCTTGATGAAGATCAAACGGCGGGTATCTATACTCCTAGGCAGTTCCTCACGGCGCGTAAGCGCAATGTACACGGGCATTATATGTATAAATGCTTACAACGTGTAAAACGGCTCGAAGCCGTTTCGGATGAAATCGGTAGTCGATATTTCCATGGATGCGTGTTGTCTTCGCTTCATGGTAGTATCAGGGACCACAATATCGTACCTAGGGATCAACCTAGGGAAGAAGATATTGTGGAGTATAAAGTCGTTAGTCGCGCTTGGCCCTTATCATGGGACCATGTAAGTGATCATCGTAAGATGGGCATCTACAGCGGCGACGCTCGCACAACATGCGAAGAGCTACGATTAGGATACTTTTTGAACATGGTATCCTAAAGGCTCGAGGTCTACCTCTCGGTAGATCTTGACTTTACGGGGGTGCAAGCACGTGAAACTACGTTTGCTTGTGGCTGGCATAACCCCCGCC